TGCAATGGACGCCGCTCGATGAGGAGGCGGTGCATGAGGTCGAGGCGTGGATTGACCGCTGCGACCATGTGACCGCCGGGGCCGCCTACCAGGATGCCCCGAGCTGGCTGAGGCCACACCTCTGGGCGGCCATCAGTAATAACACGCTGATGGCTAGCGACGGTAGCGCCGTGAGTCAGATGGTGTTGCTGGGGCTGCACCCTGACCACGCGGAGGAGCTGGCGCAACTCCTAGCGGCGATGCATGACACCATCGAGGAGGTCAAGAAGGGGGGTGATAACGGAAACGGCTCAGATGGTGACGAAGGCGAGCCTATACAGGCGTAGCTACCCTACATGCTAGTTAGGCCGGGACATGCGTCCCGGCCTAACTATTTGAAATACGCGCCGACGATGGCGGTCAGCAATAGTAGCAGCAGCGCTGAGCTAATACCCCAGGTGATTTTGAGCGTCGCCTGCAACGCGCCTAAATCCTTGCCTATCTCGGCCAGGTCGTCGGCAATGCGGTCTAGGCGCTTAAATGCCCGCTCGTAATACTCCATCTTGGCCTCCAATGCCGCGAGGCGCTCCTCTATCTCGCTCACCATGCCACCCCACCTGATAGCGCGAAACGAAAACCGGCGGTAGGGGATAGCGGACGCGCTACCTCTACCGCGAGCCAGAATGTGCCGGTGTCATACACCACGGCGGTGTAGGGCGTGACGGTCCAGGATGGTCCACGCAGGTCCACCCCGGCGTCCACCTCTAGCGGGCCTACGTAGGCGAGCACCTGCTCGGCGTAGGCCCGGATGGAGAACGGGCCGAACTCTACACGCGCCCCAGCTCGGCCACTCGCTAGCGCGTGGCTAGCGAGTGCGAGAGTGAGCGCGCAGGCCCAGAGGACGGTCCGCAACCGCGCGACCATAGACTGCTCCCAGTAGACCGAGGGCCTGGAGCCAATGCCGCACCTCCGGCGGGATGTCCGGTAGGCTGGGGACCGCTAGGCGCACGGCGTCCCAGAACGTCACCAGCGCCGTCACGAGCAGCGACCAGAATGTTTTTGACATGTACCAGGGTTTCCGTTCCATTTTTACCTCCCTACCATTTTCCCGCCTCCGGGAAAATGGTTGTCAAGCCTCATCTATAGAGTATCACGGGGGTCTAGACCCCCGTGAAATGCAGGTGCAGTAGCACTAGCGCTACACCTACGCCTATGAACCAGAGCCAGTAACGCAGCGGGTCACGGTGCCAGGCGCGATTGACCTCCCAACTAAGGGGGGTCCGGGAGGGCCCTAACGCAGCATCCGCAACGCCTAGCGCGGCTAGGACTACCGCTAGCCGCCAGGCGGCGGCCCAACCCAGCATTAGCCAGGTCCAAGCGGTGAGCGCTACGCCTAGCAAGATGGCCGCTAGCGGAGTAGCAAACCAGCGCCTCACCGCCTACCTCCTACCGCGCGGAACACCTGCCAGGCCAGCCGGAGCCGCCCTAGTAGGTTAGGACGGTCTAACAACCGCCAGGTGACGTAGAGCTTGACGCCCGCCGTGTCCGTTTCTGCTAGCGATACGGCTACGGGCTCGACCTCCGCTCCGTTAAGGTATAGGCGGTCTACTAGTAGGCGCGCCGGCCCGTCTAGTAGACCATAGCGGCGAGCGATGTCCAGGATTTTATCCTTGTAGGCAGGGTCGGTTGCCCAGCCAGGTTCCCGCCCAGGCCGCGCCAAGAGCCCGTTGAGGAACCCCTCAGCGTCCCCGCGTATAGCCGCCTCCCGCGCGTCACGGAACCACGGACGGGTGGCTATGATATCCCCGTAGTCACGGATGCACTCCGTCCAGGTCGCATAGGCGCGGAAGGCGGCGGGGACGGTATGCCAGCCCCGCTCAGGGTCAAACTCACGGGTAGGTAACGTGTAAGTAGGCCCGTCCCAAGATTTGCCCGCTTTAACCCCGAAAAGGTTATTCGCCGCTCGCGCTAGCTCACTCTGTCCCCAGGCGCTCTCTAGCGCCGCCTGCGCCGCTACCACGGCGGGCACGATAGGTATGCGGTAATGGTCCCGCGCCTCCGTAGCGGCGTTAAGAACGGCAGTCAGAAAGGCGCGTTTGGTCATTACACCGTACCTATAGCGAGCCAAGCGAACTTAAGGTTCGCATTAGATGACTCTAGGGTGCCAGGGCTGCCGCCCTGGATGTACGCCCAAAAATCGAAGTGGTCTGTAGGCCAAACGGCCACAATCGTCATCGTGCCGTGCCACGGAGTGCTAGAAGATGTAATGCGGTTTAGAAATACTCCCATTACATGGCCGAACTCTACAGGATAGTAAACACGCTTAGAGTTACTACTCCCCGTGTCATAATCTGTACGTCCGTACTGGATTAACACCCCGCCTGAGTATTTAATCCACCGGCCATCTGTGTCATCACCGCCCATTTCTATAACTGGTATGCCGCTAGCGAGTAGCGGTATACCATCAGCGTTAAGCGCTGCAACCCCGCCGGCCTGTCCCTTGCTGGCGGGGTCTTGCTCTACCGCGCCATTGCCGTCTAGCGTGGCTACACCATCTGCCACGCCCTCATAAGCTAGGCGGCTTATCACGTGACCGTTGGCGTCGAGGATTGCCGGGCCATGTGCGGCGTTGCCGGTAGCGCGGTAGCTAGTACCGCTTTTGACCACTACCACCTTAGCGCCGTCAGCGTCCGCGTCGGCTAGCTCGTTCTCTACCCAGGGTCCAAACTCAGGCATTACTACCTCCTAACGGGCGCATAGCGCCGTACAATGCTGCGCCGGTATCGGTGGTTAGGGCTGCGCCGGCGTCGGTTGTTAGCGGTAACGTTTGGTACGCACCGCCGTCAGTTAGCCAGCTCAGGCGGGCGGTAACGCTCACCGGCCCGCGCCATAGTTGCTCTAGGCGCTGCAATGCTAGCACGGGCACGTTTAGCCGGCAGGCGGGTTGACGCACTTGCACGGTGCGCGCTTGCTGCGCCTGGGCGCGCAGGGTGTTAAGCTGCCCGGCCAGGTCCGTAGCTATACTGCCGGTATCAGCATCAGCTAAGCGCACGTCAACGGCTACCACAAGCGGCTCAGCGCGCTTGTCGCCGTAAGCTACCCAGGTGTCGGTATCTGGTGCCCGCGCAACGCCGGCGCGGCGTTTGCCGGCAGCCAGGCCGCGCGCGGCCACCGCCTGCACGGTGGTTATGACCGCGCCGGTGGGGTCTAACAACGCTACCTCTATGCTCATACCCCCACCCTATCACGTAACCGTAGGCGCGGCGGCGGTAGGCAGCAGGTCTAGCCGTAGTACGCCCTTGCCCTTATCCCACTCCAGCAACTCCACGGCCCAGGCTTGCCAGCCGGCTAACGGCCAGGTTAGCGTGCTGCCGTCGTCGGCGGTGTACGTTAGGTTGCACGTGTCGGAGGCTACGGCTAGGATGTTGCGCACGCTACTCAATGCAGCGCACGGGGTATCCTCGTCTACCAGCACGCGCAGGGTAAGGGGTGCTGGGTTGCGGCGTAAGTCGCCTACCGGGTATACGCCGCCGGCAGCGGCGTAGCCCCGGGCTGCGTACTCCTCGGCCCAGTCGGGTATACGCTGCACGGGTAGCGGCACGGTAGTGCTGCCGTCTGTTAGCTGCCACGCGCCCATTACTCAACCCTCCTGCCCTGGCTAACTATGTGCTGCACGGCGGCGTCGTAAGTGTCCCGGTCACGGCTAGCGATTAGCTGGGCCGCCTCGCCGGCCTCAACGCTGCCGAACGTCACCCGGCTCCACGCTCCATCCTGCACGGTGTACCTGTTTTCTATACCCGTTACCGGTAGCACGCGGTCGGCCCCGTCAAGGTTGCGCACGGTTACGGTCCATAGCCCGCCGGTTTGCAGTTGCCGGCGCACCAGCGCACCGGGGTACTGCGCGGGCAACTGCACGAGCGCCTTAGCGTAACGCTCTAGCTTATCCGGGTCGTACCGGTACGGCTCAGCATTGTACAGGCGCACCTCTGTACCTGCCGGTACATCATGGAACTCTAGCCAGATGAGGGTACGGGCGCTGCTTGCCTGGCCACCCGGTACGGGTTTCCAGGGGTTAGCCACCCACACGGTCTGTATCTCGTTGCCGCTTGCCGGCAGGTCCACCCTAACAGCTACCCCGGCGGCATCAGCGTCGTTATTCCAGTAGACGTTGTGTACTAGTTGCACGGTTAGCGGTATATCAGGTGCATAGTACCGGATGCGTGTCCAGTAAGCCGGAGCCTCGGCGGGGTCATAGTATGCATAGACGGTTACATAGGTGTCCCTATCAGAGCTGCCGTTGTACGTAGCGTAGGTGTCATCATCCCCGTCAACGACCTTATCCAAATCGGTCCATTCAGTTTCTAACGGCACTTGCACGTTATCGGCCTGCCGCATCAGCAGATCGAGCTGGTTAGGCGGGGATACCACCCGGGTGGCGTGGTAGGCATACCCGGGTTCGGAGTACGTGTAGAGCGCCGGGGTGAGCGCATCAGGGTCAGGCTGGCCGGTAACACGGGCGGCATCAGGTACGGGCTTGTTAAGCAGGTACAGCTCTACGGTGTCGTAGGTATCGGTGCTATCCTCGGCCCGCCATTCTAACCCGGGGTCGTCGGCCTCGACCTCTAGCGTATTACCCGTAGGGTCCGCAAACGTTACCGCGCCGGTGGGGTCTACCCACCAGCGCCGGGTGTGCAAGCAGGCGCGGGCTAGGTCGTCAAACACCTTGCCCGCCGGCAACCCCTCGTAGTTGCGGATGCTTAGCGTGCTGCCGTCGGCCTGCACCGTGCCCAGTGATAGCCAGGGGTTGGCTAGCTGCCCGGCTATGCCGCTAAACCAATCCGCCGGGTCGCCACTAGTTAGACCGTCAACGTGCCGGGCTACGTCCTGCTGCACTAGCAGCGCCGCGCCTACGGCTACGTACTCGCGCACCTGCCGGTCGCTGGGGCTCCAGGTTTGCACCAGCACGCCGTAGAACTGCCGCGTGCCGTCAATGTCTAGGGTTACTAGCGCCCGGGGTGGCAACGCCGTGAGCGCCGGCACCGCTTGAAACCGCAACTGCTTCGGCGCACCGGTCGGCTCTAGCTGCCACGTGAAGCCGCTTACTATACCGCCCGGGGCGGTATCGCTATACGTATTGTCGGGGCTAGTGCTGCCCGGGTTGTAGACCTGTAGTGTCCAGCTCATAGCAACCTCAGTTCTGCGCCTAACACGCTATGTACCTCGACCTGCACCGGCGTGGTCGCAAACCGCTCCACGGCCTCGCCGAACCTAGTAACGTAGCTGCCGAACTCATCCACCCAGCGCGGCGCGGCTAGGATAGGCCCGGTTTGGACGGTGTACCCTAGCATGTTAGACCCGCTAGCGGGCGCGGGCGCAGTACCGCTAGCAGGTGGTTTGTTGCCGCCCACGCCGTAGCTGCCTAGGGCATCGCGGAACATGGCCGCGTACTTAGCTATAGTGTCCTCAACCGCCGGCAAACGCGCAGCTATCTCTCGGGCGTACTTATCGGCAGCGGCGTAATCGCCGTTGCCTAGAGCCGTGCTCAGCTTATCCAGCAGTTCACCGAGCAGCCCCTCGAATATCGCACCTTGTATCAGCGCGTCGGCAATGCCGGCTATTATGGCGTCACGTATACCCTCGCGCAGTTTTTGCTTCCAGTCCTTCTCGCCGCGCAGCGCCGCTACTATGCCACCGCGTAGCGCGCCCGCTACGGCGCTGTCTAGCGTCTGCGCAACGTGTTTAGCTGCCTCGTTAACCTTAACCTCATACTCCTTCCAGGTCACAAAGAGGAACTGCCGTGTGTGCTCGACTACCTTAGCAAACGCATTAGCACTAACAAGGGCAAACCCTTCACCTAGCTTGTTAAGTTCCTTCTCAGCCTGCAAGCGCATGTAGCGCCAGTAGACGGGGTTCGCCTGCATAAACCATTCATCAATCTTTTTAACGGCGCTAATAAACAGTTTGCCGAGCGCTACTATTAGCCGGCCCAGGCCGGGCACGGCGGCGTCTACTATCCCGCCGACGCCGTTTAGGACGGCGTCTTGCAACGACTGCATCACGTCCCGTATACTGCCGCCCTCTATGCCCTGCCGTAACCCGTTAGCTAGCGCGGTAGCTAGGTCGTAACCGGCCTTGCGCATAGCGTCCCGCATACGCTTCCAGCGCTGCATGAACGCCTCGGTCCCTACGGTAGCGTCGTTTAGCCAGCGGACTAGCGGCACGCCCACGATGCGCTCGAGTTCCTGGCGTTCGTTTTGCAACGCGGGAACGAGGCGGGTTTTTATGGTGAACCCCAGGTTGCCCGACTGGATACCGGCGAGGCGCATGGAGAGCGCAAAATCGCGGTACATGCGAGCAGTCCTATCGGCCTGCTCGCGTGCCCTGGCCTGGGCATACGCGCTCTCGTCCAACTCGGCGGCGTAGCCCTGGACGTACTGAGCCAGGTCGCGGAGCCAACGGGCCTGCTCCTGTTCGTGTTGCCGGTACTCGCGGTCGCTAATGCTCAGGTTGCCATAGGCCCGGCCTGCCGCTAGCAGCGTGTCCGCTAGGGTTCGCAGCATCCGCGCATGGCGGCGCGTTTCCTCACGGTTGCGCGCGGCGGCGTATGTGGCCTCGTCCAGCTCGGCGGCGTAGCCCTGGACGGCCTTAGCGAGGCCCGTCCAGTTGGCCAGGATGTTGCGCGGTGTACCGCCCACCTCGCGCGGGTTAGGCTCACTAGGTGGCCTGATAGGGTAGGGCGGAGTACCTGCCGGGGCCTGGCCGGGTCGCTCGCGCCCGTAGTAGCCGGCGGTGTTAGGTAGGCGCTGGAGGCGGGTGAGGATTTTGTCGAGGTTGGCGGCTAGCTCCCCGCTCCAGGTCACAGCCTGCTGGCCGCTGTCGTTGAGGCCATTTAGGGCCTCGCGCGCGGCGTTCGTAGCGCCTGGGAATGCGTTTTTAAGCTGCGCGCCCAGGTCGCCGAGGGCGTCCTGGATGTCGTTGATGGCGAGGGATATATCCTCAGCAGCTCTACCATGTACCGCCGTAGCGAGGTCGCCGAACCCCTCCGCCATCAGGTCGGTAATCTCGCGCGTGCGGCCCGCTACGTCGCCTAGCTCAGTCTTGATACGGCTCCCGGCATCTCGGAACACGTCAGCCGCCCGGCTCCAGTAGCGCCTCCATGTAGCTAGTGGGTTGGCGGCGCTAGCCAGGTCGCCAGCGGTTTTGAAATCGCCTCGCACGAACGCGCCTAGGGCGCGGGCTAGGTTAGCAACGGCATCCCCCGCTGCTCGGAACGGAGCTATCAGGGCGTACCCTAGGCCCTTGAGGAGGCGCGGGAACTGGCGCAGGGTTGCCCAGAGGACGTCGAACTGGAGTAGCAGCCCCTTAGCGGCGGCCACGCCTACGCGCCAGAGCCCGCGTAGCCCTGTAGCCAGGATTTTGACGACGCTAACCACGTCGCCTACCGTGACGCCCAGCTTATGCATGACCAGCGCTACGCCCATGCCTAGGGCCATCCAGGGCGATAACTCGCCGAGCATGACGGCGATGGCGCGGGCGAACGAGATGGAGAACGTTACGATGGCCGGGGTGAGCGCCCCGGCTATCGCGCCTGCTAGCAGCATGATGGCGCGGCGGTGCTGCGTCAGTAGCCGGTCTATGCCGCCGTTAGCTAGCATGTCACGTAGGCGGCCTAGCCAGGCGATTAGGTTGTGTAGGCCGGCGGGAACGTGGAACGTTTTCTCTACCCACTCGCCGATGACCGCGAACACCTCCTCTAGGTTGTCGCGGACGTTGGACCAGAGGATGACTATGTTGTCGGCGTTGCGCTCCATCGCCCCGCCGAACCGGTCGTTGAGGCCCTGGGCGAGGGCGGCTATAGCGGTGTCGGCGCTCACCGCACCCCGCTCGACCATCTCCATCGCCGTGGGTATGTCCACGCCTAGTTTTTGGGCGAGCGCGTCCCAGGCCGGTATCCCCGCCTCGGCTAGTTGCAGCATCTCCTCGGAGGCCAACTTGCCCTTGGATTTTATTTGCGCGAGCGCGTTGACGACGCGCTCCAGGGTTTCCTCACCCCCGCCAACGGCAGCCACGGCGTCGCCTAGGGTGCGGATTAGTGGGATGGTCTGGCGGGTGGAGTAGCCTACCGCTAGGAGGCGCTGGCTCAGTTTTGCGACGCCCTCGAACGAGAACGAGGTCTGGGCGGCGAGGCGGCGCAGGGCCTCGAAGAAGCGGTCGGCCTGGTCAGCGTCGCCGACCAGGGTGCGGAACGCATTGCGCAGGACGTGGAACCGGTCGGCCACCAGCACGGCGTGGACGCCCAGGCCAGCAGCTACTACCCCCAAACCGCTGAGCGCCTGCGCCAGTCGGATAGACGTTGGCGCAGCGGCATCTATGGACGCGGAGAGGGCGTGCAGGCCCCGCCCCGCCCGCCGACCGCGCCCCTCAACTGCGTCCAGCTCATGCCCCAGCTCACGTAGCGCCTGGCTCGCCAGGTCGCGGAGTTTTACGACGATTTCCAGCTCTTCGCGCGTTATCGCCACGGGTTCCCCCTAGCCTCCATGCGCGCCTTCTGCTCGGCCTTCTGCCGCTCAACCGCCTCCCACGCCGTACCCTCCTGATGGACCGCGAGGACGAACGCGAACTCACCCAGCGGCAGCCTCAGTAGGCTCGCCGGGTCCGTCCCGTAGTCCTTCGCTATCACGTGCAGCGCCCGCATCCAGGCCCGGAAAGTTGTCGCGCGTCTGCGCTACCTCCTCCGGGCGTATCTCGCCGCTAATCTCGTGCAGCCTGCGCTCTAGCGCGCGCAGCGTGTCCTCGCCGTAGGCGTCTATGATGGCGCGCCGGAACGCGGTCACGGGCACGCCCCCCCCCTCGGCGTCGTCGAAACGCAGCCGTAGCGGTTTGACCTCGCCGGCCTCTTCCACGGCGGTTATACCGTAGACCAGGTACGCCGCGTTCAGTTTTGCGTTCAGCTCCGCGAGCTGTAGCACGTCCAGCCCCGCTTTGCGGAGCGCCTCCGCCGCCACCTGCTCGGCGTCGGGGCGTTTAGGGTCCAGCTCGTCGCGCATGGTCAGAAACGCCTCGATGGTCTGAGGACGCACGCCCAGGCGCGGTATGACGCTGTAGGCCGGGACCGGGCGCAGGTGTAGCAGCACGCCCGGCTCCAGCTCGTAGGTGTAGAGGGTACGGGTAGTTTGTTCCAACCGTTCGAGAAATGCCACGCTCTAGCCTCCTCTAGTAGCTCGCGGTGTCGTTGACTAGCTCGACCTCGACGTATTTGCCATCGACGGTGCTGTACTCCGCCTGCAACGTAGCGGTGGCGGTCAGACGTCCGGCACCGCTCAGGGGGTCGCCGTGCTCTGCTACCACGGCCCGGTACATGGTCACGGTCAGTTTGTCGGTGCCCGAGGTCCAGATGAACTCGTACTTGTCGCCATTGTCGTTTACGAAGTCGTTGTAGATGGCGGCGTCATCGAACTCGAGCGTGAGCTGCGCGGTTGCCGATACCTGGCCGTTCTGCTCTACCGCCAGGAGGTCCGCGCTACCCAGGCCGGTCACGGCGGCCAGGTTATTGTTGAGTTCGATGGTCAGCTCCTCGACCCTGAGCCCCAGGTCAGAGCCGCCCTTTTTGACCGCCAGGTCACGGAAGGCGAAAATCGTGCTCGACGGGAACGTAGGCGTGGCCTCGGACTGTGAGTCGTCCCAGCCCTTGAATAACATCTGAAGGTCGGCCTTGAGGTAATCGTCGTTGCGCTGCGCGAGGCTCAGCCGCGACACCTGGCCGCCTACGTAGCGGCGCGTTTTTGCGCCCTTGGTGACCTGCACCGAGTACGGCGGGCGCACGTGGTCGCCGGCCACCGGCTCCGCGAACGCATAAGTATGCGTGTAGGGGCCGGTGCCGCTGTCGGTAGGCGCTCCCAGCGCCGCTTTGAGGATGTGCCCGAACTCCTCGGTGTAGACGGGGAACCCGCGCAGGCCCCCCTCGGCGGTCATGCGGCCAGCCTGCGACGGCAGCGGGAACACCATGCCGTGCGGATCCTCCAGCATCAGGCGGCTGATGGTCAGCCCGATTTCTTCCGTGCCGGGGAACCAGACGGTCGGCGCTACGCCGGTCCCCCAGGTGCTCTCGGCTCCCAGGCCGATGTGTCCTAGTACTCCGGGTTTGCTCATTCGCTACCACTCTCCTCTGCCTCTAGTTTATCGCGGCTCCGCCGTTTTTTGGCGGGCCGCTCCTCTACATCCACCTCTACGTCCACGGCTATCCAGGCCCCGGTCGCTATCAGGCGCTCGGCCTCGGCCTGGGGGTAGTCGCGCACCTCCCCGGCCTTGACGCCGGGGGTGAACGGTAGTCCCTCACGCGGCTGGTATCTAACCCTCATGGTATGCGGTCACCTCCAATACTCCCGCCCAGAGCTGGGCGTCCTCACGGGTAATGAGCCCGAACGATGCGCCGTCCACGTGCGTGTAGTACACGCGGCCCCCTAGGGTGTAGTCGGCGCGGATGGCCTGCCGGAACTCCCACATCCACTCGCGGAGCACCTCCTTATCGCGCTCGTTGCCGGTGAGCGGCGTGTAGAGCGTCACGGCGTAGGTTAGCTGTTCGTCATCGAGGCCGCCGCCGGCGGGCAGCGGCTCGAAACGCCAGGCCATATCGCCAATCTCCACCCACGGGGTATCAGCAATAGGCCCGCCCTCACCGGTGCGCCCGCCGCGCGGTTTGAGTTGCGTGCCGTCAGCTAGTGTCGCCTCGACGCCTAGCGCTAGGTCTAGCAGGTAGACGGCGATGTTCTGAGCGAGCGTCATTTGCGGAACCTCCAGGCCAGCATGACCGGGTTCATGATTTGGCGCAGGTAGTGCTGGGGCAGGTCTAGACGACCCGACTCATCGAGCGGCAGGAAAGGTCGCCGGGGGATGTGTTTTGTGCCGAACTGGTGGTAGGGCGCATACTCGACGTTGGTGCCGAAATGCAGGGTATCACCCTCGACCCGCCAGGTGAACGACTGCCAGAGGCGGCCAGTATCCCGCAGGATTTTGCTCGACCGTTTGCGCTCGATGGTAGCCGGTTTGAGCGGTTTCCACGGGCGGCCCCACGGGTCTTTTTCCATCATGAACGTGCGGAGCGTCTGCCGGTGCAGGCGGATGCCTATGATGGTCAGCAGTTGCTCGACATCCACGTGCTCGACGCGCTCTATCTGGCGGCGTAGCGGCTCTAGGCCATGCAGCACCACGTCCACGTAGGGGTTAGCCCCGCGCTTACTCACAGCCCCGGCCTCCGGTAGGGTTGTAGCAGCAGGCGGGCATCAGGGCTAATCCACGAGGCGTTGTATGTCTGCCAGCTACCGCCGTAGATGGGCTGTTTGTAGGCAGCAGCGGCGGCGGCTAGGACTGCCTGGCGGATAGGCTCGGGCACGTTGCTATCATCCCAGCCCGCCCACCAGGTGGCCTCGACGACCTCACCGGGGAACCCGTCGCGCCTGGAGAGTATCCAGTAGGAGGGCGTCACGTCATCGAGCACCCGGCCGTCGAGCGTGACCTGCACCAGCTCGGATAGCGGGCCATCCTCTAGCTCCACCAGCGGCTTAACGCGGTCCGGCGGCATGTACCACCGCTGGCTACGCTGGCGGCGGGTCAACGTAGGCGCGCCTATCCAGGCCGCCACTACGCTCTCCCCGGCGGTGATGGCGCTAGTTAGGCTAGCCTCGCTAGCCCCGCCCTCGTGCAGGTAGTCCCGCAGTTGCTCGATGGTCACAACGGCCATGCTCTACCCCCTCCTCTCCAGCTCGCCTGGGCCTGGGACCGTAGTCCGGCGCTCGCGCTCGCGCGTCACCGGCTCCCAGACGCCCGGCATGGCGTTTATCAGGCGCGGGGGCAGGTCCACCTCCTGCCCCCGCATGACCTTAACCGGTCTACCGGATGGACCCCGGTATGTTACGGTCCTAGACGCACGGACCCTCATTACAGGTCAGGCACCTTGTCGCCCAGCACGGCGGCGTCCACGTTGGCGAGCTGGTAGTCCACGCGAGCGGTCAGGGTGTACTCGACGGCCCGCTTACGGGGTTTCCACTCGGCGTCCACGCTGAGCTGCCGCTGCACGCCGAACACCAGGTTAGCGGCGGGGGCGAGCAGGAGCCGGCGGTCGAGATTGCCCTGCTTGCGCAGGTAGGGGTCGGGGATGAGCGGGTAGCCGAAATACTCCAAAACGCGCATCCCGTTGATGAGCACGCGGTCGCCCAGCGGGGTAGGCCGGTCACCCAGCTCGTTGGCGTAGGCGCGCGCGAACTCGGGCGGGACGAAGAACATGAGCGGCAACCCCAGGAACTT